CACCCCAAAGTTGTGTACGCTTAATGTTCTTCATATCTAGGATACAAATACGGTTAGCGAAAGAACCAGGGAATGATGCAGCATCTTCAAAACGCTTGTAAGGAACAAGAACGATACGAGAAGAACCGATGTTCACCTCTTTCAAGTTCAACAATGCGATTTCGTCGTTTGGTGCGTAACGAGTCAATTCTTCTTTGTAAGCCAATGAAAGCATACGGTGGATACGAGGAGTCATGTACGCCATACGAGCAGCACCATACTCACCATATTCAGAAGAAAGAATCATGTCCTCGAATGCGTCAACCAAAGTACCTGATGTAGCAAGTGCATTTGGAGAACCAGCCTCAAGCATAGCAGTGAATACACCACCTGTTGTTTTAGCAGGAGTACCATTCTGAGTGATAACTTCACCTTTTTGTCCTGTCCAGAATGCGTTAGAAAGGTCAATACGGTGTTGGTTAAACATCGCATTACGCTCCATTTCAAGGAAGTTAGAAGTTGTACCCATGTTCTTCAACTTGTGAAGCTCAACCTCTGAGTAGCGGATAGCTTTGTTGAACAACTGGATGTAGTTGTTACGCTCGATTGTTGAAGCACGGAAGTACTGAGCAAAACCTTCAGAACCATCGTGGTCAACTGTAGATACGTTAGCAAGAACATCGCTGATAGCAACTGCTGGCAAAGTGTCTCCGTTGTAAGGAGAAACAGTGATTGTCAACAAAGATGTGTCAACAACAGTAACACTACCTTTCTGACCGTTAGGGTAAGAGATGATTGTGTTAGTAGAGATGTTGTCTACAGAAGCAACAGAGATAGTCTGCGTAGTAGGCCAAGAAACAGCTGCAGAAGCTGCAGTAGCTACAAGTGGCTCACGCTGATAACCCATTTCCTGATAGAAGAATTCGTCAGAATTCACTTGCTCTGCAGGAACCATGTTAAGGAGCTTCAAATCCATGAACTGCTGTGGAGCAGCATCAAAGATAGCTCGGTTAGTAAGTTTCTGTACCAACAACGAAATATCGTGTCCGTACAATGAAGCATACTCGGAACCTACGGAGTTAATGTTCTGGTTCGAGAACTTCGTTGAATTGTCGTTGTACAATGACATAGTTAAACAATTAATTAGTTTACAATTTATTAAGCGTAAGGGTCATTCTTAAATACTCCACTCAAGTGACCATAGCCTTCCATTCCTGCAGGATTCATCGAACCTGATGACTTCTGCTTTCTGACTGACTTAGGACTTGAATCAACTATCTTTTGATTCGCCTTACTTTCACCTGACCTCTCAGCTACCTTCTTGACGGACTCCAACATTTTCTTGCCATAAACCGCATATGCGACTAGCTCTGCAGCATCATCGTTATACGACCCATCGGGCTTCATAAACAAACTGTCCACTTTCCCCTCTACCAAGATGTTCCGAATTTTTGAAACTTCGGACTTACTGAAGTTAGGGTAAGCCTTACTTAGATTCTCTGCGGAAAGGAGTGCGCTCTTCTTCATCATCTGAAATTCATTCTTCTGACGCTCGAGGAACTCCTCACGCTCTTCATCTAACGCTTGTTTCTCTCCTGAGAACAGTCGTCTTGTTGATTTCGCCAACAAAATCATTTTGTCTTCGAGTTCGTCTTCGTCAATCTCACCATTTTCATAGGCTTCGGCTAACTCGTCGTACTCATCAGGCAAATAGTGCTGAACGAGGCTCTCAACGTCTTGGTCTGCAAAATCAGCTGAGAAGTCCAGTCTTTGCGTCATCTCAAATGCAGACATATGGTCTTCACCATTCGCCCACAATTCGACAGCGGTTTTAATCTCTGGTGGCAATGCTTGCAAGTCAGCTGTTAGCGCTTCAAAGTTCTTCTCAATTTCAGAACCCTGTTGTGCTTGCTGTCTCCAAGTATCTACCGATGAAAAGAACGTAGATGCATCTTTAATGCCATAATGATTGTTCAAAAAACCAATCATCTCCTTAGTGGGTTGAAAGGTTAATTGGATTTCCTTCTGCTTCTGAGGCTTCATAACTCCAAAGATATCCTCTGGGTCTACGTCTTCCTCGTCTTCATTATAGTCCTCCTCATCATCATCGTCATTCGATGCTGCTTGACGGCTTGAATTCAAGCTTTTCATCAAGTCTTGGTACTCTTGGGAATTAGCGAATGATTCATCCATTCTTGCTAAAGCCTCAACTTGTCTTAGTTGTTCCTGCGATTCAGCGTCTAAATCAGACACGTCAAAAGAGTCATTATACTCCATTTGACCTGATGCAGCTTCAACTTCTCTTTCAAAGATGTCGTTGCTCATACTTATTTATTTTTGTCAAAATTACACATTTATTGCATGCTATCTATTTTAGCCTGCTCTCTTTCATTTTTTGCACCTTCTTTTAATGCAATTTTTTCTATATCTTGTTGATGTGCCATTTGCTGCATATCCATAGCCATCTGCTGTTGGCCTTCTTGCTGTTGAGCCATTTGGTCTGCCTGCTCAGCCATAGCAACATTGTTTTTAGCTTCCATTTTGGTAGCATCTTTCTGAGCCATGAAATCAGCCTGCATCTTATCTCTTTGGAATCTGCGGATAGCATTCGCAATAGAATCAGGTGTAGAACGATTAAATAGTTCAGCAAACATTTGTTGGTCAATCATCTGAGCCTGAAGAAGAGTAAACAGCAATGTGTTTCCGTTGTTTATTCCTTGCTCAGGAGATTCTGCACGTTTAATAAAGATTCTGTAATCTTGTAGCAAATCGTCTTCAGTAATGTTGATTGTTTGGAATCCTTTGTCTCCAACAATTTGAGCCAATCTACGTGGGTTGTCATGGTAAACCATTTTACCAACAGTAGCGATATGCTCGTATGCTTGACGAAGGATTGATGTAAGCGCCCAATAGAAAGGCTCTTGAACCAATGAACCACGCTGAATCTGCGCCTCAATAACTCCCACAAGAACATCACTACCCCCTTGAGTTCCAGTCATAGCCTCGTTAACACCTGTAACATCTTGGATACTATTCTGTACCTGTTGGATAACACTGAACAATTCAAGGGTTCCTCCACCAATGTTTGTACCATATGTTCCTATAGCGTTCTGCACCGAACCAACACGGTCTGTGTCGACAAAGATTGGCTTTGAAGCATTGATGTTTCTTGTGATGTCTGCCTCTCCATCTCGGTCATCTACCGCAGACTTAGAGATAACTGTACCAGTTCCACGCATGTTAGCCATGTGCGATTCAACTACAGATAGCGTTCTATTCAAGAATCTTTGTGGGTCAATAACATCATCAAGCGGAGTCAATACATCTCCACGGTCATATACCCATGTATAGCATTTGTAAGGGAATCTTACATTGGCAGGGTCATAAAGATTCTTCTCTTGGTAAGGAGCAATTCCGTACTCAAGGATAATATCTCCTAATCCATTTCCAATCTCTTCTTGTGGTAATAAAATGCAGTAACGAAGAATGTCAACATAGATTGTATGTTTCTTCTTATCACCCATTTCTTTTTGATGCTTGTCTGTCGCAGGCTTAATCAAGTCTTTGTCAGTATATTTTGAATCAGGGTTGTTAATCATTGTATAGTACGGATACCCATACTCGTCAAGTACCCACCCATATTCACGCTTATCAAGGTCTTTCCAATATACTTCGTAAACAGGAACTTTACCTGCTGCCTGCGTGTAGATACCATTAATGATTTTATGTACGTTGTGTGTATTTTGATTTCCGTAGTTCTCGATTGCCTCACGCTCTTGATTGGTCAAGTCCTGGAATCGCTCAAAGATACTTGGAGCATCCATGTAGTACCACTCACCCATGAACTCAGCATCACGCAAGTCAGGCTTTTTGGCAGACATATCCCAAATAAAAAACAATGGGTTTACTGCTTCTGCACAATAGATGTCATTCGCCTCGTATCCTTTGTAGATACCGATACCACAAAGAGCAAGGTTACGAGTAATCTGAACCTTCAACTCATCCATGTTAACCTCTTGCGCAACAAACTCGATGAGGTTATTTATGTCTTTCTCGTAGTCTTCAACAAAGGTGTTATAGAACATTTGCTCTGTCTCAAACTCTGTATCTTGGACACCTGTGTTATCCTTAATCATATCCTTAAAAAATGGATATGTGTCGGCAATTTTTTGATATGTTTTAAGCTTAGCTAATTCAGACTCACGCTTGTTAATTACGAAGTCTGAAATACAAGTGGCTTTAGCGTCATAAGCCAAACGAATAGCATTACCAACGTACTGCTGTACCATTGGTTTGATTACGTTTTTAGTCCACTTTAATCGGTTACGAATGTCACCTGATTCATCGAGAAAGAAACTCTCAACGTCCTCATCAAAAATCCACTGGCCGTCTCCTCCCTTGAAGAAAGACCAGTTGATAAGGCACTTGTTTATATATCTTCGGTAGATGTAATTACTCATCGCAGACAGACAGTACTTTGCATAGTCCTTGTGGTACGTCTTGTCTTTTTTGGAAGTCAGCCTGTTCGGTCTGATGTTTCCTGTGCTGAAAATATAACTCATACTATCTCAATACATCGTTTATTCCAACCATAACTTGTTTCTTCGTTTTTCTGTCCGTAGTCTTGATTCCATAAGAGGTCTCAAGTCTTTTTACCATATCGGGCAGTTGCTCGTGAACCTTTATCATTAGGTCGGTATATTTCTTTTTCTCATCTATGTCCATGGACGCCACTGTTGTCGCATCCAATACGACCATGTTATTTAGCATTTCAAACATGTACTGACTCAACAATTTTGCCCTTAATCTGTACTCCGGGGTGTATGTTTCCATACGCTTAATTCCCAATCGAATATGGTCTGGCATCTCTCCCGTTGCAAGTAGTTTTGCCTCAGAATGTCTGTCGTAGTATTGACCATAAACAAGCTCAAGGGCTTTGCTTAGTCTGTCTCTTTTGCTCAGCTTGTAGATGGGTGATGTTCTATTCCCCAACAACCAACAGAGTCTTACTTCTTTAACCTTGAGATTCTTGAACTCTTCCGTCTCAGCAAGCTCGGGATATTCAAGTCTAAGGTCTCCTTCTGTTTCTAATCCGAAGAGGATTACATCGACTTGTTTCTCTTCCATATTTTTAAATAAAGGGTGGAGAAATTAATCCCCACCCCGTAAAGGTAATAAAATTTATTACACAGCTGGACAACCAAGGTAATCCGCAGTAGTTGCGTAAGAACCATCAAGGATTGAAGTCAACTTAGTAACAGTAGCAGCAGTACCACCGTTAGAGTTATCCAAGTAAACAAGAGCGTTTACTGGCTTGATAACTTGCAATCCTGTTACAGCACTGTGACGAACCATTTTGCGGTAACGAACGATGTAACGACGGTAAGCAGCAGCAGTAGCATAAGGGTTATTACCTGCGTAACCAACTACCTCAGCGTTAGAACCAACTGGAGAAACCCAAGGAGTTGTGTTAGTGTTTGTAGAACCAAGAGGAGCAGTAATCTCCAAAGGACCACCAAATGCAGAATCAGCAGTAATCAACAACGTGTCAGTTGCATTAGTGTATGTTGCAGAGAAAGCAGCGTTGTTGTCAGCGTTAATTGCATTAGCAAATGCATTTCCAATACCATCAACAGTTGGAGGAGTAGCTGTACCATCTCCAAATCCAATCGTGTACGTGCGAGTTTGGTAGATAGCTCCAGTTTCTTGACCACCACCAAAGAAGTTGATTAGGTAAGGAACATGTACAGTCAACACATAAGTTGTGTTAGCGTTCAATGGAACTAAAGTTAAAACAATAGAGCGAGCGTTAGCTGTACCAGCATTGTTAGCTGCATAAGTAAAGCTCAACAAGTCGTTAGCTCTAACAACAAGAGAAGGGTTTCCACCTTCGTCTTTAACTGTTAATCCACCACTAGCAAGAACAACGTCAGTAGCAGCTGTAGGCGTGTTCAGAATCGTAACTGAATCCGCAGTAATTTGAGGCAATCTGTAATTAAAAGCCATGATAAAAATAAATTAAACACCGATGTCTCCATCTGTGTAGGTTAAAAAAAAATATAACCATGCACCGTGCATAGATTGAAGCAAAATTAATCATTATTTCATAGCAATTTTTTTAAGTTTTGACGAATGTTCTTTTTTTCTTTTTGGAGTATATATAGAGTATATACGTAGTATATACGAATATATGTACTCTTTTTCTTTTCTTTCTTTCTTTTACTCCACTTTTCTTTCTTTCTTTTCTTTTACTTTTTCTTTTTTTCTTAACTCGTAAAAAAAATGATTAAAAATTTGGTGGTTAAAAAAATGTGTCTAACTTTGCTACATCAGAATACGGACTGATAAAGAAATTAGGTTTCGTTCTACCCAACGAAGTAACCCTTGCTCTTATGTGCCGTATCACAGAAGGGTGAGGGTTTTTTATTTGAAAGACATGGAAACATTTAGAGTAGTATGCGTTAACTCAAACGCAAGACCAGCAGACTTCCCTGCACACCTTTGGATTGAGAAAGGAGAAATCTACACGGTAGTAGATGCAAAGTACCTTGCTAAACAACACATGGCGATGGGATACAAGTTGTCAGAGATTGAATTGCCTGATGACTGCAAATACAAATTCTTTTTAGCAAACAGATTCAGACCATACACAGACGACGACGCAGAAGCAGAGGCTGCTGTTGAATCATTGTTGCAAGAGGTAGAAGAGTTCCAAGCAGTAGAACTGTAATTATGTTTGAGGTATTCTCTGAGTTAAACAAGTTCAACGGAATCGTGTTTGATGAGTCTGACCACTCATATTTCTACGATGGATTACGATGCACTTCTGTTACTACGTTACTTTCTAAGTTCAAAAAACCATTTGAAACAGAAATAATCGCCGCAAGATATGCAACGAAAAACGGCTTAATCGCCGCAGATGTGATTCAAGAATGGGAAGACATCAAGAACGCATCAGCATCAAAAGGAACTGAACTGCATAAATACGCAGAACTGAAGTTTACCAATAAGCACTATGAAGTAGATAGAAACACCGGGGCGCAAGACTTGACGTTCATGATTGATAATTTTTACAAGGATTATATCAACACCCTATTGTTAGTAAGAGCAGAGCTTGTGGTTGGAGATAAAGATTTGCGCATCTGCGGAATGCTTGACAAGTTGTTCTATAATGTGGTTGATAGTGAGCTTCAGATATGGGATTACAAGACAAATAAAGAGATAGCTACTTACAGTAAGTACAAGAATAAAATGACCAATGGTCTTCAACATCTTTCCGAATGTGAGTACAACACATACTCGCTACAGTTAGGGGTCTATAAAAAAATAATAGAAAAAAACACCAATTTAAAAATTGGAAAGTCATATATTTGTTGGGTTAACGACAAGAACTCTAATTATGTAGTTATGAAAACTGCAGATTTAGAGAAGGAAGTCGATGTTGTTTTTAACTCATCAGTATACAATGACTACATCTTCTAAGTACTCAAGCAATAAGATTATAGAGGTCATAGAAGACCGCACTCATCATTTTATCATGAAGAGTTATATCACCACGATATTTGAAACAGATAGAAAGAAACCAGAATATCATTTGTACTGGTACAATGAAAATAAAATGTGGGAAGACACAAGCATGATATACAAAAATCTATCTGCAAAGAAGCTTGGAAAGAAAGAGCTTAAGTACTTCTTCGATAATCAGGACATATTTGTTGAAGTTAAAACAAACAAGCACGGAACTGTTTGGGAACACAAAGATATAGGGTTCGATAAAAACAAAGTACAGCGAAATCAGTACTTCCTTGACTTTAATCAAGAATCTTAAGCACCTTACCTGTATCCCTATCAACTCTTGCTCTTTTCATTCTGTAGTTTGTCTCTTTACATTGGACAAATCTCACTACAACCTTCTTATCTGTACCTTCTCCCTTTATATTCTCTGGCTCATACTTCGCATGTGACACAGCATTAATGTATGCAAACGTAATTGCAAAGATGGCATCATCATAATCGTATCGTGAATCGGCGGCTTGGTATCTTGTTTGTCTATGACTGTTCGTAGACTTCAAATCTTTCTCTACAAATGTCTTTAATTGCTCCCACAGCCATGGAACATCAATGTTTGGTCCATACGCATCAATCATCTCCTCTGTTTTAGCCATGATACGGGGCGCTGTGTTCGTTTTATTTGATATTCCGAACCATTTACCACCGAATGTCTGTAAGTAGTCAGGAAGCTGCGCATTTGCCGTGAATTTATTCTTGAAACCATGTATCTCTTGGAAGTCAACGTGCATATCACCGATGTTATTCTCCACAAGTTCCTTTACACCGCCTCTTTTCTGTTGGTCATAGTATAAACTCTGTAGTAACACTTGAAGATATGTGAATTTGAACTTCTTATCACGGTGAAATACAACTGATGACACGGAATTTGTGTACGCATCCCATATTGCACTACACATCATGGAGTGTCCCGTCTCTGAGTTAATGGGGTCAGTCCCTTGATACCAGCGATTCTTCCATATTTCCCCCTCAGGTGGGTGATGTATGATGATTGCTGATGTTGATACGTCTTCTCGTGCCTCTGTTTTTACCCATCTCGCTCCAATAATTTTAAAATCAGTAATGAGGTCAGGAGTTGGCTGAGACAT